CTGGCAAGAGCAACAGCAACAGCTACGCCTCGGTGGAAGCAGCCGACAGCTACTTCACCAACCGCGAGAACCCGTCGGCCTGGCGCACCGCGACGACGAACACCAAGCAGCAGGCGCTGCGTGTGGCGACGAGCTACATCACCGAGACCTACGGCAACCGCTGGCGCGGCGTGATCGACAGCGACACGCAGGCGCTGGACTGGCCGCGCAGTGGCGTCGTGGATGCCGACACGGGGCTCTACTACGACAACGACGAGATGCCGCCCAAGCTGATCAACGCCACGGCCGAGATCGCCCTGCGCCATGTCAACGGCGTCGACCTGCGGCCTGACGTCGCGGCCGGCGAGGGCAACGTGACCAACAGCTCGGTCACTGTCGGTGCGATCAGCATCTCGGAAGACTTCGTGGGCAGCGCGACGACTGCCAAGAAGTTCCCCATCGTGCACCAGCAGCTGCGCGCGCTGCTCACCGACGGAGGTGCGGCGATGCTGCACCGGGTGACGCGATGAGCCTCGCGGCGCGCATCCAATCCAAGACCCTGGCGGCCATCGAGAAGGTCGGCCAGTCCGGCACCCTGACCATTCCCGGCGCTACCTACAACACGGACGGCAGCGTTACGGAGAGCGCGACTTCGGTGACTGTCACCTTGGGCGGACCCGTAACAGATCAAAAACGCTACGCCGAGACGGGTGCTGATACCCGGGTGACAGCCACCTTCTACGTGTCCGCGTCGGGTCTGACGGTCACGCCGACGGTGGCCTCGCGCATCACGGCCGGAGGTCGCACGTTCAGCTGCTACGCCTGCGAGCCGTTCACGGTCGAGGGCACGGTCGTCGCCTACCAGATGGACTGCGGCGAGGTGGGCACCTGATGGCCAAGGACGCCAAGTCGTGGAAGCTCGAGATCGACGAGTTCATGGAGGAGGAGGTCGTCGGCCGCGCCGTTGATGTGCAGCGCACGATCATGGCGGACGCGCTGTCCAAGACCGTCATGAAGACGCCCGTGGGCAACCGCAGGCGTTGGAAGCGCAACATCGAGCGCGCACAGCGCGGGCTACCGCCGCTGCCCAAGGGCTACGTCGGCGGGCACGCGCGCAAGAACTGGCAGATCACCATCAACCGCAGGCCGACCAACGAGGTGAGCGGCACCGACACGGGCGGCAACCAGACCATCACCAAAGGCATGCAGCGCATCTCGCGGATCGACGAGCCGTGCATCGCCTACCTGTCCAACCTCCTGCCCTACATGGACCGCCTCGAGGGCGGCTGGTCTAAGAGCGCGCCCGACGGCATGGTCGGCCCGACCGTGCGCGAGCTGCTCCAGAAATACAGGCGCATCCGATGACCGACCAGGCCGACATCTTCGACGCCATCCGCGGGCGCTTCGCCACGGAGATCGGCACAGGCCAGTCCATCGACGTGGTCTACGACAACGGCCCGGAGCCCTCGAGCATCTCGGCCAGCTGGTGTCGGTTCATGATCGGCATCGACGACCAGCAGCAGATCAGCATGGGCACGGTGCGCTATCGCATGATGGGCATGGCCACGGCGCGGCTGTTTACGCCGATTGCCAAGGGCGACGGTGCCAGCATCGACCTCGCCGACGCGGTCGTCACAGCATTCAGGGGCGTGCGTCTCACGTCGCCCGACATCGTATTCACGCCGCCGCCGGGCGTCATCGGCACGGCAGACCAGGAGGACGCCTGGTGCATCCGCACTGTGCAGATTCCATTCCGAGCTGATATGCAACCATGAGCGACTCGAACCGCCTGCGCGTCTCCCTTGTGAAGGAGACCACGTTCGGCACCACGCCGTCTAGCCCGGCGATGCAGGTGCTCCAAGTTACTGGCCAGTCCATGCGCGACCGCGTGGGCTACCAGCAGTCCAACATCATCAACGACGACCGCAACGTCGAGGAGCTCGTGCGCCTGAGCAAGAGCGCCGCCGGCCAGCTGCCGTTCGAGCTGATGTTCAGCCCGACCACGGAGGCCCTCGAGCTGCTGCTCGGTGGCACGATGTGCAGCGCGGAGACGGCGGTCTACACCGACGAGTCGGCGACGCTGGCAGGAGGCAACAAGGAGATCACGACCTCGGCGGGCACCAGCAACGTCAGCGTAGGCGACATCGTCTATGTGGACAGCGACGCCGGGTCGAACGCGGGATACTACAAGGTGACGGCGGTGACGGGTTCGGCAGTGACGGTCGAGGCCGACGCCAACTTCACGGCCGATGCCACCAGCGTGACCATGACGCGCGCCGCGCGCCGCGTGAATGGCACGGTCGAGGACTCGTTCACCATCGAGGTGGCGCGGCTGGACCTGGGCAAGGCGCAGATCTTCACCGGCTGCGTGGTCAACACGCTGGACCTGACCGTCGCCGACGAGGCCATCGTCACGGGCACGTTCACGTTCGAGGCGGCCAACAGCACGTTCCAAGACAGCGACCTGGGCACGGACCAGTTCATCGCCAGCGCGACCTACACGGACGCCACGGACCACCCGGTGCTGGACAGCCTGAGCGTGCCGGAGATCCGCAGCGCCGGCTCTAGCTTCCCGGCCAAGCAGATCACGCTGAACATCAACAACAACGTGGTGGCGCGCACCGAGCTCGGCAAGCTGGGCGCGCAGTCCATGCGGCAGGGTGAGTTCAACGTGACCGGCAGCTTCGACGCCTACTTCGAGGACTTCACCGAGATGCAGTCCTACGCCGACAACACGACCGGGGCGATCTGGTTCGCGCTGATCGACGCCAACAGTCGGGGCTACACGTTCAGCCTGCCGACGGTCAAGTTCAGCGACGCAGGCGCAGACGTGACGGGCAGCAACACGGACACGATGGTCAGCGTGACGTATCAGGCCACCCTCAACGACACCGAGGACTGCACCACCCGGATGCAGAGGTGGGCTTAGTGGATCTGGCTAGCATTCAGCTCGACGCCGAGAAGCTGGACGGCGGTGTCTGGTGGCGGCTGTCCGTCCGTGACGGGCAGCTTGTGGGCGACCAGGTCGAGCAGCCGGCCGAGGACGTCCCTGCCATCCTGCTGGTCCCGATGGGCACGGCCTACGAGCGGCAGCTCGAGCGCGAGCGCGAGCCCTACATGGCCAAGCTGCGGGACAAGGACACGCCTGCCGACGAGCTCGAGAGGCTGACCCTGCGCACCGCCGCCAAGGCCCTGGCCGCGACGGTCGTGCGCAACTGGCAGAACATCACGTTCAAGGGCCAAGCGGTTGGCTTTAGTCAGGCCAAGGCAGCCGAGCTGCTGGCCGATCGCACGTTCCGCAACCTGCTCGACTTCGTCCTGATCCAAGCCAGCCAGCGCGCCGCGGCGCTGGTGCGCAACGACGCCGACTCCGCGGGAAACTGACAGACGTCCTGCGGTGGCACCTGCGGCACGGCAAGGACGAAAAATACCTTCGCAGGATCGCAGAATGGCGCAAGCGCAAGAACAAGCCCCTGCCGGAAGCCTGGAAGCAGCGGCCGTCTCTCTGGCCCGACTTGCAGCCTATCTGGGATGGCTGGCAGCTTGTAAGCATGGGACGCCCAGTGGGGATGGCGGCCGGCGGGCTGCCGTGGTCGGACCTCTCACACTATGCGGCCGACGCTGGATACACTGGCGACGAGCGTCTGCGCGTGTGTCGCCTACTTCGCGCCATGGACGCCGTCTGGTTGTCACATCACGCCGAGCAACGGCAGGAGCGCAGGGATGCCAACTCTAGAAATCGCGGTCGACGCGCGCGGCGTAGCGACGGGCCTGGAGCAGGCGAACCGGGCGCTGGATCAGACGGCGCAGAAGGCTGACCGGGCCGAGAAGGAAGTCAAGGAGATGGGGCAGAGCGGCCACGAAGCAGGCCGCAACCTGTCCGCAGCATTTGCCGCGACCGGCGGCGGCCTAGCCATCACGCATGGCATCGAGGGCATGGCAAACGGGCTGCGATCTGGCAGCGCGGCCATGACCGCGTTCGCAGCTTCTCAAGCTCTTCTCGACTTAGGTCGGTTTGTCGAGGACATGCGAGGCGTCACTGAGGCCACAGGCGAAGCCACAAGCATTTTCGGCACGCTGGGCAATGTCATGCGGGCGCACCCGTTGATGACCATTGCCGCAGTGGTGGCTGGCGCGGCGGCAACCATGTCTCTGTTTGCCGACGAGACTGAGGACGCCAACGCAGCGTTCGAGGCGCTCGCGGACAACATGAACAAGGCGCGCATGAGCGAAGGCGCGCGCCAAATGTTGGGCCTTGGCGTAGGTCCGGCTTTGCAACAGCGCCAGCAGGGCATCGTGTCCCTGGCCGAGATGTTCCAGCCAGGTCAGCCGGCAATGACCTACGGGCGCATGGCCGAGCTCTTGGGGCCACAGTTTGGCGTCGGCCGGCTGCGTGAGATGCAAGAAGCGCGCGGCGTCCGCTTTGGCGAGCAGTATCGTCGACGCACTATTCGTCCGGGTGTCACAGTCCCAGAACTGCTGCCGCCCGAGGCGCGCACCGTCAGCCGAGAAGCTGCGACTGTCATCCTGCGCACCGTCTACGACGAACTGCAGGCACAGGTGCAGACCGCTGGTGGGGCCGCTGCAGCCATGGGCGCGACGACGCGCGCCGCAGGCATAATGGGGCCAACGCTGCCCCCTGGATTCAGCCAATACGCCGATCCGTCCCTGCTGCCGCTAATGCGTGACCGCGCGGCTGCGCCAACGCCGGCACCGCTTGGGCCGACGCTGCCGCCTGGGTTCCAGCAGTTCGCTGACCCGCGGCTGCTGCCGACGCTTGGCAACTTCCAAGGCACCTACACTGGCGGACAGCCCGAGGCATTGACCGGCGGCATCGGCATGCCGTTCGGTATGGGCTTCGGCATGCAGGCGGGCATGCAGTCCATGGCGCTAATGCAGCAATACGGCCGCGAGCAGGTCGAGGCGGCGAAGATGGCCATGGACGAGCTCATCGCACAGGGCGAGCAGTTCGGCCAGACGATCGGCGATGCGTTCTTCCGCGTAGCCGAGGGCACGATGACCGCGCGCCAGGCCATGGCCGAGCTCGTGCGCCAGTTCGCGCAGCTCGCCGCGCAGAGCGCGTTCCGCGGCATCGGCGGCGCGGTCGCCGGCGCATTCGCACCGACGCAGACGCAGGAGCTGGCCAACGCTGGCGCTGGTGGCAACGTGACCGCAGGGCTCGTGCCGCGGAGGTAAGAACAGATGGCATTCCACGACGTATCCCTGCCTGACGACTTCGAGTATCAGGGCATTAGCGGCGCGGGCTTCTCCACGATCGTGCAGGAGACCGCCAGCGGCCACGAGTTCCGCGTGGCTAGGCAGAGCCAGGGGCGGCACCGTTTCCGCCTTAGAAAGGCACTGCAGACGCCTACGCAGGCGCAGGCCATCAAGGCGTTCGGCCTCGGCCGGCGCGGCAGCCTGCATAGCTTCCGGCTCAAGGACTGGGCCGACTTCACGACCAACGACGACGGCGTCACCGATCCGACCAACACGGACGTGATCATCGGCACGGGCGACGGGTCGGAGGACACGTTCCCGCTGATCAAGGTCTACGACGCCGACGGCGACGCACCCTACCAGCGCAACCTCACCCTGCCGGTGTCGGGCACGGTCGTGGTCAGCCTCGACAGCGTGTCGACGACGGCGTTCACCGTGTCGGCGGCTGGCGAGGTTGTGATGAACAGCGCGCCGACCGCGGGCGTGGTCGTGCGCGCGGGCTGCAAGTTCGACGTCCCGGTGCGGTTCACCAGCGAGGTCGACCAGTTCATGCAGCTGCAGGCCAGCGGCTACGAGATCTGGGACATCCCGACGCTCGACTGCATCGAGGTGCTGTCCGAGGTCGAGCAGCCTGAGCGGTGGTTCGCCGGCGGCGCGACCGATCACGGCACGGTCAGCACGACGCAGGTGCTCGCGCTCAACGGCGGCATGCTGCACAGCTACGACCCAAGCGCGGCCATCAACGTCTACCTGCCGCCGGTCGCACGCATCCCGGGCGGTGGGCAAATCTTCGTCATCCACTGCGAGACGGGCGCGACGGGTAGCCTGCAGCTCGTGGACGAATCAGGCAGCAACGTCGGCAGCACAATCAGCGCCGGCACGACCAAGACCGTGGCGCTCGCTCGAGGCACGACTACGGCCACCTGGATCGTCTACTGATGGCACGGACTGCGCTTGATGAGATGTGGGGTGGCTACCACCTCAACAGCGCGACCGACGGCGTCATGCCGCTGCCGTCCGGCGTGCCAGGCGCTGCGCGCTTCATTGAGTCGCCGGGCACCAGCGTGCTGCTGCAGGACGCGCGGCTGCTGCGCACGGGCGGGCCGGTCTACACGGTCTGGAACAGCAGCGCCTCGTTGCAGACGGCGGTCAAGAACAACAGCGGCACGCAACTGGTGCTGCTCAACCCGGGCGAGCTGGCTGTGTGCTACCTGACGGACACCAGCACGCAGGCGGGCAGCTGGATCATCGAGACGGCGACGGGCAGCGCGAGCTCGGCGCAGACGATCACGGTCGACGAGTTCACCATCGAGTTCGGGCCGGGCCTCAACCTCAACGCCAACATCCGCACGATGTGCGACCAGCTGGGCTATGCGGGGACGAACCCGGCGCGGGTCAACGTGTTCGTCGGGCCGCAGGGCAGCGCGACGGTAGGCGCTGTGGGCAGCAACGTCACGACGTCGCCGGCCATGGACACGGGCACGTTCCCGGCGGGCAGCGTGATCATCTTGACGGTGCTCGACAACGGCTACATCGCAGGCCGCGGCGGTCGCGGTGGCACGGGCGCGCCGATCACGGGTGGCACGCCGGCCAGCCCGACCTACGGCACGATCACGCTGGCCGAGGACGGCGGGGACGGCCTCTACGTGCGCACCACGACGATCCTCTACAACTACGGCCGCATTCAAGGTGGCGGCGGTGGTGGCAGCGCAGGCGGCGGCAGCGGCATCTACAGCGGCCCTGGCGGCGGCGGCGGCGCGGGCTACAAGTTCGGGCCTCGAGGGCCGTCTGGCACCATCCCTGCCGGCCAGGGCTTCGGCTACGGCGGCAACGCGACGCCCGGCTTCTTGAACCAGGCCGGCCTCGGCGGCGGCGTCAACAACGGCGCGCCGGCTGGCACGGGTGGCAGTGGCGGTGACCCCGGCGCGGACGGCGGCGACAGCAGCGACACGTCGGGCGGATTCGGATCCGGCGGCTTCGCCATCAAGGTGGCCAGCGGGACCACGTTTACGAAGGTTGTGGCCGGCAACATCGACGGGAGCGAGGGCACGATATGACGACGCGACCCGGACGCATGGCCGAGGATCTGCTGCGCTACAACCGCGGCAAGCACCTGGCACACTGCCTGCGCGTCGTCGCGCTCGACGGCAGCGAGCTCCTGTTCACGGATCACGACCGGAAGGTCACCGTCGAGAACCGCACATATCTGCCGATCGTGCTGGGCAGCCTGAGCGCGGATCGCCGCGAGGGCGGCCTGCGCGCTGGTGACCAGGACGTGCGCGGCGTCATTGACGGGACGACCATCACGCTGCCGCAGCTCAAGCAGCAGAAGTATCGCGGGGCGACGGTCTACCTGACCGTGGTCGACTGGTGTCGTCCGGCCATCGTCTACAGCCGTCACAAGCGGATCATCACGCGCATCGTGTTCGACGGGTCCAACTTCGTGGGCACGATGGAAAGCGTGACGCAGAAGCTGCGCCGGCCGACGGGCGGGCGCTTTGGCGGCTACTTCTCGCAGACCTGCCAATACGAGCTCGCCGGCCCGTTCTGCCAGGCGGACATTAGCTCCGAGACGATCACGACGGCCGTGGTCGACAGCGTGCCCGATGACTACATGACGGTGCGCTTTACCACGGGCAGCTTCGCGCCGCCGGTCGCCGCACAGGTCGACGACTACTACCGCGACGGGTCGATAATCTGGACCAGCGGCGACAACGTGGGGCAGGTCAGCCCGATCGTGGGGTTCACCTACAGCACGCGAGAATGCCGGCTGCTGATCCCGACGCTACAAGTTATCGCCGCGGGCGACGAGGCCGACGTCAAGCCTGGCTGCAACGGCCTGTTTGACACCTGCAAGGACAAGTTCAGCAACCAGGCCAACTTTGGCGGCAGCGACCTCGAGCCGACTGCTAGCAACATCCGGGAGCCGGTCATCGAATGATCCCCTGGCAGGACTACGCAGACGCTGCTCGCCGCCTGGTCGGCGCAACGTTCAGGCATGCCGGGCGCATCCCTGCGTCTGGTCTGGACTGCGTCGGCGTGCCCTACGCCGCGGCGGTGGCCGCCGGCCTGGAGCTTGGCGAGACGCCGCTCTACAGCCCGCAGCCAACGGAGCAGGAGCTGCTTGAGGGCCTGTCGGAGTTCTGCGATAAGGCCGAGGACACGACGACGGCGCACATCTGGCAGGTGCCGTTCCTGGGCGGCGCGCGCCATGTCGTGGTGCCGCTCCAGGACGTAGACCGTGGCACGCTCTGCGTGCATGCGTGGTCGCCGCGCAACCGCGTGATGCGTGGCGTCTGGCGTAGGCAGGCCGTGCAGGGCTGGAACTTTAGGGGGATCGCATGGCGAGCGTAGCAGCGTCGACCGCAATCGCAGGGGCTGCACAGGGATCTCTGCTGGCCGTGCCCTACGTAGGCTGGGCCGTTGGCCTAGCGGCGGCCTACATCGACACGACCATCATCTACCCGATGCTGGCCGGCGATGCTGAGCAGGCCCGGTTCCCTAACCTGGGAAGCCTGCCATCCAGCGAGCAAGGACCCGGTGCGCCGCGGACGTTTGCCATCGGTGCCCGCATGCGTGTGCCAGTGCACGTCATGTATCAGAGCAGCAAGGCGCGCGAGAGCTCGGCCGGCGGAACCAAGGGCGGCACCACCGCGACGCTGCGTCGTGTCTACGTCAACGCGCTGCTGCACCTCAACGACCGCGAGACCGAGGAGCTGCTGCAACTGATCGGCAACGGCCAGCTGATCCTGTTCAACGAGCGCAACCTGCTGGGCGTCACTAGCGAGAACCTGTCGGCCGCGGTTGACGGCAGCAACGTGGCGATCAGCCTCGTCGACGAGTTCGACCCGGACTTCCGCGACACGTTTGCGGTCGGCGACATCGTCATACCGCGCGACTTTGTGCGCAGCGCAGGGCCGACGACGTTCAACAACACCTACTACGAGGTCGTTTCGGTCAGCGGCGCGACGCCGACGGCAGGCAGCACGATCACGGTGCAGCCGATCGACGGTCAGAGCGTGACCAGCTTGTCCTACACGGGAGGGACAGCGTTCAGCCCTGCCAGCCTGCGCCGCGTCGACGACGCGATTGGCGGCACGCAGACTACGTTCACGGCCAACATTCTGGGCCAGCAATATCAGCGCATCGAGAACGGCACGCACATTGACCCGCGGCAGGTGTTCAACGTCGGCGACCAGGTCATCGTGCGCAACCTGAACCTAGCCGCGGCCGGCGGCTCTGGCACGACGGTGACCGGCGAGGTGGTCAGCTTCACGGGTGACCGAATGAACATCGACCCGGGTGCGCTGCTGTCAGGCATTGCGGGCAATACGTCCATCAGCGCGGTCAGCGGAAAGCAGATCGTCGTCGACTTTGTCGAGCAGCAGCAGTTCACGACGGGCGTGTTCCCGCAGGACTTTGACCCCGAGGCCGAATTCAACGACGGCCGGCAGACGCAGGGCCAGCCTGCCATCCTGCTGACGGACTACGGCAGCGGCGAGACCTCAAGCTATCGCGGCATGGCTACGCAGGGCCTGGAGGAGTGCTACGTCAGCGGCTTTGGCGACCAGCTGCCGACCAACCTTGAGGCAATCATCGGCATCGACGAGGCCATGACGTGGCCGCAGGCGCTCGAGGCCATCCTGCAGCGCGGTGACTTGCTCAACACGCAGATCGACGCCAGCGAGGTCAGCCAGCGTCCGTTCCGCGGCGCGTTCGTGCGCGGCGTCACGGCCACCATGTCGCAGGTGCAGCCGCTGCTTGTGGCTGGGCAGGTGCTCGGCCAGGACCGCAACGGCGTCGTGCACCTGTTCGACGCTGACCAGGCAGACAGCGTCCAGCTGGAGAACGGCACGGCGCTGTCCGACTTCGGCACCAGCATCGACGGCCAAGGCGCGGGCGTCGACAAGGTGCAGATGGAGGACAAGCCCGAGGCTGACATGCCGACGAGCATCGGCGTGCGCTTCCAAGACCCGGACGCGGCGTTCAGCATCGGCTACGAGCATTTCGGCCTGCGCAACCCGGAGGGCATCGACCACACCAACGAGCAGACGATGGACCTGTCCAGCATGGTCCTGACCCGCCGCGAGGCGCGCAACCTCACGACGACGCTGATGCGGCGAGCCTGGGTCAACCGGCGCACCTACCGCATGACGCTGCCGGCGGCCTACCTGCACCTGCTCGAGAACGACCTGATCACCTGGACGGACGACGAGGGCATTGACCACACGGCGCGCATCATTCAGCGCGACATCGGTGCCAACTTCCTCGTCAACATCACGGCCGTGGCCGAGCTCACTGCGCTGGCCGTGGCTGGCAGCCCGGTGCAGAGCTCGAGCACCGTGGTGCCGCAGCAGACTTCGGTCACCGCCACCCTGCTGACCGTGGCCATCGACGGGCCGGCCATCGACAACGCGCACATCACGACGCCTGGCGTCATGCTGGCGGTCGCCGACCTGAGCGGCACCTTGCAGTCTGCTACCGTCTGGGAGAGCAAGGACAGCGGCACCTACGCGCCGCAGGGCGTCGTCGGCAGCTCGGCCGCGGTGGGCCTGCTGGGCGGCACGCTGTCGCAGCAGGATCCAAGCGAGGAATACGGCACCACGACCGTGACCCTGCGCAGCCAGACGGTCGACGTCATCTGGCTGAACGAGGGCACTGAGGCGCTGGCCGCGTGCACGCAGGCGCAGGCCGAGGCCGGCCAGAACTGGTGCGCGCTGGTCAACACCAGCGACCCGTCCGACGTGGAGATCGCAGCCTGGACCACGATCAGCGCCAACGTGGACGGCAGCTACACGCTGGGCGGTTGGCTGCGAGGCCTGCGCGGCACTAGCGGTGCGGCGCGCGACACCAGCTACTACATCGTCATGCTCAACCAGAGCATCGGCGGGCTGTTCTTCCGGGAGTTCGTGGGGCCGACGCCGAGCTCGCTGGACTACAAGGTCGTGCCAGCGGGCGGCGCGCTCGAGACGACCACGGCGACGCCGTTCAGCTCGCCGGTCTTCGGCAACGTCCTGCCGTTGCCCGTGCGCAAGATCACGCGCACATACAGCACGACGACGGGCACGCGGTTCGAGGTCGAGGACGGCTCGGGCATCCCGACGCACTGGGAGCGCACCGTTCTGCCGCTGGGCACGCAGCCGCCGCACACGCTGGACGAGCCCTTCGAGGCCTACAAGTTCACGATCTACCGCGGCGACGCGCCCGACACTGTGTTCGACACCTACACGCTGGACAGCCGGCGCACGGGCTCGGCGACGCTGCGCGACCGCTACTTCGACTTCGGCGACACCCGCGCCTCGAGCGCGGGCTACACGCCGGGGCCGACCGAGACCTACACGATCGGCATCCAGCAGATCGGGCAATACGGCAGCAGCCGCGAGATCAAGGACGACATCTAGATGGCGGACTTCACGACACGCGACAAGGTCGCCCTGCTTAAGGACTTCCTCAATGTCGTGGGCACCGAGACCGAGGGCGTCGAGGTCAAGGTTACTCGAGACGCCGACAACGGGATGCGGTTCTACTCCGATCCCGAAGTCGTCATCGAGGTCAAGAACGCGACGCTGGCGCAGTTGGATGCGGGCACGCCTGTCTACGTCAGCGGCACCGCGGCCAGCGGCAAGCCAGAGGTCAGCCCTGCGCAGGCAAACAGCGCGACGACCATGCCATCCATCGGGCTGGTTCAAGACGACATCGCCAGCGGGGACGAGGGTTTCGTGGTTGCTGGTGGCCTGGTGGTTGGTCTCGACACCGACACGCCTGCATGGGATGACGGCACCGCACTGTATGTGAGCCCTACCGTGGCCGGCGGTCTGACCGACACGCGGCCCACGGGCACGACGGAGCTCGTGCAGAAAGTGGCGCTGGTGACGCGCCGGCATGCAACGGTGGGTTCGGTTATCGTCATGGGCGCTGGCCGGACCAACGACATCCCGAACGACCTTGTGACGCTGACGGGCGTATCGTTGGGCGACAGCGACCTCGGCACCTTCACGGGCACGACGATCGCCGACAACGAGACGATCAAGGGCGCGCTGCAAGACCTGGAGACGGCAGTCGAGGCAGGCGGCGGCGGCGTCAAGTATCACGGACGCTACGACACCGAGGCCGAGACCGCGCGCAGCGGCGCAAGCACGACGACGGAGATATACTACACGGCGCGACCGGACGGCGACGGCTACGCGGAGAGCGAGGTCAGCGATGTCGGCGAGACTAACATCATCGTGCGTCGGCTCTACTACTCCGACAAGTTCGACGCGGACCCAGATACGTCAGGCGACTGGACGGCCTACACAACGCAGCCAGCGGACGACGAGACGTTCGCCAACTCCAAGACGGCGCTGCTGGCTGGTCTGAGCGACACGGACGGCACGGCCAACACGCGAGGCACGCTGCCAGTTAGTCTCAAAATGGAGCGCACGCTCGTGCCCAATCTTTTGCTGGATGACTATAGCGGTGCGGCGGCGGCCTATAGCGTTCGCAAGCTGCGCGCGGCATATACGGGCGACGCTATGCGTATCCGTGAGGACAGCGGTAACACCGAGACCGATATTGGCTTTGACAGCAACGGCGACCTAGACACCGCCGCGATTGCGTCGCACTGCGGGGCCAACAACGGCTACGTGGTCACATGGTATGACCAGAGCGGCAACGGCAACGACATGACGCAGAGCACTGCCGGAAGTCAGCCTCGCATCTACGACGGAACGGCGGTTGAACTAGAAAATGGCAAGCCGGTCTTGCGTGTCACCAGTTCGCTAAACACGGGCGTGGCGCACATGACCAGCACCTTGAACTGCGTCACATCAAACGGGTGGATGTTTGTGGTCGCGGGCAACGACGGCGGAAACTATATTGCGCACACTGTTTCGAGTGGCGACTATGCGTTGGTGGGTGAGAGTGGGGATCCTAATAGCGCGACAAACTTGACTGGCACCACGTATCTAAATGGTGGCTCAGGCGGATCACCAAGCAGAGGAACAGTATTCTCCACTATGGGATCGCAGGGCTTGGGTGTATGGGCTGGTCAAACCGGCAAGTATACATCCCATACTTATCGGATCGGCTACTTAGCAGGCATATGGCAATATTTGCGTATGCAAGAACTAGTGATCTATCACAGCGACCAAAGCAGTAACCGCAGTGGCATTGAAACAAACATAAATCTGCAATACTCGATTTACTCATGAGCCACACGATCTATCTGCCGGTCGTGCCTCGGCTCGGCCTGACTAGCGAGGAGCGCGGGCGGGCGATCAGCCGCGAGTTGTTCAACCTGACCCTGCCGCGTCACCTGCAAGCGCCGGGGCAGACCAGCATCTATGCGCTGTCTCTCATCGAGAACGCGAGCAACGCAGGCCAGTGGGCGCTGGTCGGGGATCACGATCAAGACATCCCGGTGCACCCTGAGCGAGACGTCATCGCGCTGGTGTCGCTGTTCCCGCAACTGAGCGAGGAGGAGCGCAGCCAGCTGACCTACTACATCGCCTCAAGCGACAGCGTGACGTTCGGCAACCTGCTGCCGTCGGACGCGACCGTGCTGACCCATGAGCAAGCCGAGGCTCTCGGCTGGTTCCCTGATGATCCCCTCCCATGAGCACCGACAGCACCAACGGATGGCACGAGTACAAGCAGCTCGTGTTACGTGAACTCGAGCGCCTGACGCAGGAAATCCGGCACGAGCGGAACAACTACAAGCAGGGCATGTCC